TTGTAACACCGTAAGTCATGAACTAATTAAATTGAATTTCTAAATAATTAAATTTTAAAACAAAACTTCTTCAAAGTACAACCAAATTCTCGGTTATTACTGAATTGTTTATTGAAACTATATTGACTGAATATTGAACTTTACGCTCATTTTCATCGTAATCAATAGAACTTTCAACTATTTCTCTAACCCCTTCTACGTCTAAAATTTGTTCTCTTAATATACTTTCAATAATATTAAGATCTAAATTTTTGCTTCCTAATATATCTTCAAAATATGGAAGGCCATGTTCAGAGTTTAAAAACCATTCATCTTTAAAGAATTTTAATCTCATTCTAAGTCTTTGTGCTATTTCTTCATCAGTATTACTGCCTGAAACAACAGCTAATCTTTTATTACTAAAATAAAGATCATTGTTAGAATCTAATGCAAATGTGCTCATAATATCATAATAAATTAAGTTACAGGTCCAGTATTAGAAAGACCAGAAGTTACACCAGTATGAGTATGACTATTATAAGGCTGATTGTTTATTTTTACACCCCCATTTAAGTTTATTTGAGGAGCTTCTACTTTTATTTCACTAGAACCATTTAATTGTATTTCAGGAGCTTCTACTTTTATTTCAGTAGAACTATTTAATTTTATTTCAGTAGAACCTATTATATTAATAGTAGTGCTACTAACATCTATTTCTGAAGAAGGTTTTAATTTTACTTCTGAACCGTCATATTTAATAAGTAAATCAGTATTATTAGCAGCAGGAGATGTTTTGCTAAAAGGGTTTAATCCTAATAAAGCAATAGCATCCGTTAAATTATTTTGCCTAGGATCATCTGGAGTAACTTGTTCTCCATTTGAAAGCCACTCTTCTAAACTTTTTTCAGAAAATACTAGTAAAACTGTATCATTAATATTGACAGGAAATGTAATAGAAGCGCCACCAGAAGCAGGATGCACTACTGGAACATTATATATCGCAGGAAGCTCAATAACCTCTCCATCGTTGTATTTCTGATTTAGAGATGGTTGAACTTTTGCTTTTTGTTTTGTATAATCATATTCTAATATTTTTGCAGGCATACAAATATGCATATCAGCAATCTTATTAGCAATAATAATATTTAATAATTCTATATTTCTTATTGTCATTTTTGTATTGCTTGAATTTGACATAACCAATTACTATCTTCAGTATCACCGTTAAATTTAACTGACTTTACTAAAAATGTTCCATCTACTTCAGAACTTTGAACTTTAATTAAATTCTTTGGCTGAATAGAAGGAATAATTAAACTATTTATTTTCCATCCATCTATTAATTTATTTTCTTTAGTTTTTGTTTTTACAGATTTTTCTTTAAATCTTTTTGGCTTATCTATTAATCCTGTTTCAGGAGATAAAAATTGAGCTATTACTTGTTTATTACTTTCATTTGGCTTAGTTATTATCAAAACATTATTTGCTATTGTCCATTGATAGCCTATTCTTGCTAAAATAATATCTAATGCAGTTCCAGGAGCTCCTATAAATGAAAAACCTTGTTTATAAATATAATTAGGAAGTAGTGAATAATCACTTTTAGCTAAATTCAATTCTCCTACAATTTTTTCTATTATTTGTTTAGTATTAGAATTTTCTGCAAATGAAAGAGATAATTTTTTACTTGTCAAAGGAATATAACCATCTTTTAAAGTGATTTTAGTAATAACATCGAATCCGTTAAAATCATGCTCATATTCAACGACGTTTCCTATAAATAAAGTGCTTAATTCTTTTCCGTCATATCCTATTTTCAATATTATAGAAACATCTTTTTGCTCTAATAAACCAATAGTTTCTTCTGATAAATTATAAATATTAACTTTTCCTGTATTAGTTTCTTTATTATCATCCATATCTATATCAAAAGAAATTCTAACGCCATCTAATAATCTACCTTTTGAACCTAGTTTTCCGATTATAACTTGTGCTTTTCTTTTAAATAATCTATTCATATTATATCAATTCAATTTCTTCTTGTGTTAAATATAATAATTTAGCTTCTCCTGACGAAAAAGAATTTCTACTAATTGTAGCAGAAGTATCAGCTATTTCGCAATAAAAATCGCCTGAAGGAAAATTTACATTTCTATGTGTAAATAACAAAGGATAATTTGCAACCAATTTAATATTAGAAACTAATAAATTATCATCTTCATCATATAAACTCATAGTCCAAAAACTTCCTGCAGAATTATATAAAAACAGTAGTTTAAATATTTTTGAATCCAATTCAATTATTAAAGTATGGTTTGGATTGTTTTTAATAGGAATTATTGTAGCCATAATATTTAAAATAAAGACTTAATGAATTGACCTAATGATATTTTAGATGTTGGAGCAAAATCTTTACTCTCACCAACTTGTCTACCAAAAGAACTTTCTTTTTTAGCGCTATCAGTTTTTATTCTTAAATTATCAATACTTACTAATTGACTTTCTACAATTCTAGCTTCTTTAAATGTTGCAGTAAATCTAAATGTTTCACCATCATTTGCATCATTTGGCATATCTAGATTTGTCATTACCATACTAGAATAGCTTTTAAACTTCATCACAAGAGTTATCGGCTCTTTTTCATTTTTAATTCTATATAATTCATCGTGGGCTTCTTTTAATCTATTTGGAATATTTCCTGAAGCTAAAGTTGTAATTTGTTTTATTTTAGAATTTTTTAATGAAAATTTACTAATGATTCCTGTAATTATAATTTCTGTAGGCTCATCTTTAGCATTATCAGTATTAAATCCTCCTTCAATAGGATTGCTTGTTAAAGAAACTTTTTCAGATATATTTCTTGAGCTAACAATATCAACTTCTAATTTACCTATTTTCTGGGTAAATGGTTGTTTAAAAATTATTGCTGCTGCATTTGTAAAAAAACTCATTGTGCGCCTAATTCAATATAAGATTGCCTATTTTCCTCTTGTAATGCTTGTTTGATAGCATTCTTTATTCCAGTAGTATCTGAACCAGACATTCCAGGAGGAATATTTACCGTTAAATTATTATTTACAGTTTTTTGATTATTAGCAATAGAACTCATATTAGTTGTATTTGCCATAGAAGCTTTTGCTCCTGATGCAATATCAACTTGATCGTCACCTAATCCTACAAAATCTTTAAAAGAAGCTTTTAAATTACCTAATTTGCTAGATATATTTTCTATCTTAGCAAAAAAACCTTCTTTTAGTTTATTCCCTAATTCTACTATCCAATTATAAACAATTTTTAAATCTTCTATAAAGTCTCTTATAAAACTAGAACTAACTTTAAATGTATTATATAAAGATATAGCGACACTGTCAACTATATCCCTTACAGATTCAAATTTTGAATATAAAATTATTAGCGCAGTTATTAAAAGACCTAAAGGATTTTTAATTAATAAACCAAACAATATTCTAAATCCTAAAGCAGCTATTCCTAGTAATTTTGCTAATGTTCCTATTATTAATAATAGAGGACCTAATCCTGCGACCAATAGCCCTGTACCTAATATTACTTTTTTACCTTGTTCGTCTAATCTGGCAAAATTATTAGCAACTTTCATTAACCAATTAGCAAAACTTCCCATTTTCTGGTTAACTTTAAAAACCTCATCCATACCTCGACCTACATTTATTCTTAACATATAAAAAGCATTACTTATTCTATTAGTACTTGCCCTTATTGTTTTAGCTCCTTTTTCTATAGATTCTCCATATTTTTTATTTATTGTATCAGCAACTTTAGATAATATTTTTGAAGAAACTTCACCTTTTTCAATTAGTTTTAAAAACTCAGCAGTTCCCATATTCATGGATTCGGCAAATAAAGCAACCGCCCCTGGAACTGCATCACCTAATTGTAATTTCAATTCCTCTGACATTATCTGTCCTTTCGATTGCATTTGCTCTAACGATCTAACAACCCTTTTAGTATCGTCTTCTGTAAGACCTAAAGCGACAGATAATCCTAAGAAAGACTTTATCACTTTCCTATTAGTTTCTAAATTATCTTTTGAAGCTGCTAAATATTTAACATAAGGTTTTACAGCGCCTGTAAAAGATGAACCTAATTCTTCAGTTATATCTTTTAAATACTGAATTTCATTTGTTACTGTTTGTTGAATAGGTATGCCATCACTATATCTTTTTAAAACTGAAGTTAATGAAGCTTCTAACGATTGTATATCTGCTATAGCTTTAACAGAAGCACCTCCAAATGCAGCTAACGGAAGAGATAAAGCTAATCCGATTTCTTTTCCTAATCTAGTAAAAGATTCTCCTGTAGATTGTAAAGATCTTGTTGTACGTTTTAATTTTGAATCGATTTGATTCAATGCGTTTATTACAGGCTTTGCATTTGCCTCGAAAGTAACTATTAATTCTTTAAGACTTGTTGCCATCGTTATTATTCATTTTAATTTCTGCCTCTTTTTGCTTTTGAAATTCCAGATGATTCCTAAAATCCAAGACTGCGTTCATTTTCAAAGCATCAATAAAGTTCAGATTTTCTATTTCTGAATAAGTTATAGCTTTATCTAAAACAAGTCTCCATACTATTATTTCATCTAAAATTTCAGAATTTAAGCCTTCAATTAATTCTTTTTCATCTCGCTCAATGCTTGCTGGATGGATTCTTCCATCGGTGCTAGCATCGGGATCTTCTTTACCAGGATGGTAAGAATATTTAGAGAAAAAAAACCATTGAAGTCTAAAACCTCCATAGCTAATTCGATAGTTCCGTCTAAATTGTTTTCAAAAACTTTATTAAAATTAGTTTGATTATTTAATTCACCAACATCAATAGCAGAGCAGTTTTTAAATAATTTCATAAGTAATTCACCAGGAATTCCATAAAGTATTGTAGCAATTCCTTTTATAACTCCAGTGCTATTTTCTAAAGCAACATCAGAATCTAATTGATTTTTTACTCCATCAAATAAATCCTTTCTTAATTTAAGTGCTTCTAATGCATTAAATTGGATAATATTTATATCAAATTCACCGATTTTAATAGTTTTTGTTTTTAAAGCCATAACTTATACAATTTAATTATTAATCGTTTCCTGCCAAATTAACCAAATAATCAGATCCTGTTCTAATAGTCCATTCTCTTTGCTTTGCTTCATTTCCATAAGAAATAGTTGGATTTTTAACAATCCAAGCAGTTTTAGCTGCAACAAGACTATTACCTGATCTATCTTTAATTAACAATGGAAGAGGAGCACTTGCAACTCTGTCAGCATTGTGAAGTCCAGATAAAACTTGGTTAGTAGGAGAAGTTTGTCTTAATCTTAAAACAATAGTTAAGAAATTTGAATTATTTTTAACTCTATCAACATGGCCATCAGCACCACCCATAGAGTTAAAAGCATCATTTTCCTCTGATATTTCAACAGAATCACCATCAGCAAATCCTGTTATTTGAGCTACGCCAAATATGACACTTAGCTTTTTAAAATCGAAAGTTCCAATATTGTTTGCCATAATATTAATCTAATTAAAGTTATTAAACTGAAAGGTTACCACTTATTGCAATCTTATTAACTGCTCCAGCTAATGTTGCTGTAAATGAAACACCTGAAAATAATCTCGCCAATTTATCAGCAGATGAAATATCAGCAACATCAGGAACAGTTATTGTATATTGACCAACACCGTCAGCATCAGCTGCAATAAAGTCATTTTCTACTCCTTCGTCTAAAATTTCTCTTATTTTATTTTCAATAATATCACCACCAGCATCAGTATAAGGGATTTTTTCAACGTTAATCAAAGTTGAATATAAATTTTCTTGAAGTCTTGCTTGTAACCAGTCAGCGCCTCTAATTACGTCAATCCATTCACCTGAAGCAACTTTACCGTATCTTGTTATTGATTGTCCAGCAAAAGTTTCGTATGTATTACCATTGTTTGTAAATACAGCAGATGATTGTGATGAAAGTAAATCGTCAGCAATAATTCCTGTAAGTGACTTAAATGCCCAATTTGATGATCCTGGAGTTGTTGGTAATTGACGACCTAACCAAGCAGCATCAGCAAAATAATTAGCAGTATCACCGTTGTATATAGTAAAAGTTCTATCATAACCTAATTGTTTCAATTGATATAAAATACTTCCTGTGTCAGCTGAATCAAGATTATCGGCATCAGAACTTCTAGCAAGAAAGATTCTTTTAAGAACTTCGATTTTTCCTGCAGCACTTAAAATATCAGCTTCAACAGCAGATGTTATTGCAAGCGCATACCAAGTAGAATTGAAATCAAAACATTTTTGGATAGCGTTTGCCCAAGTTTCTGATGCAGTATATGAACCAGACCCTGTAGCAGGAGTCGCTGAAGGAGTAGAAGCAGCAGTATATTGGAAATTATCATCATCAATTTTAGTAATTTCAAATGTTCCATTATATTCAGCTTCATTAAATCCAGTAACTGTTACAGAAGCACCTGACTCTAAGTTGTGAGCAGTTTTATTAATGTTAACAATATCTCCAGAAGGATTTGTTGCAGCAGTAATAGCTGTTGAAGTAGCAACAACTTTTTTACCAATCATTATTGAAGCCGGTGTTTTTTCTTGTGAGAATGCAGCAGAAGCCATTTTATATTCTGGATCTGACGATGCAAAATCAACTGCAACTTCAGTTATATTAGCGTAACTTTTTACGCGTCTATCGAGTTTCATGCTTTCACCTAAGAACATTGGAGTTCCGAACCCTTGTTGTGTAATTGTTTTAGTTGAAAGACTAATTGAAACATCTATTATTTGATCTAATTTATTTGACATAATTCAATTTCATTTTAATTATTAAAAAAATTATTCTACCGTCATTTCGATAGTAAATGGATCCTCTTGCTGATCACCATCAACCCCGCCAGAGATTCCAATAGAATTAACTATCGACACACTATCTTCTGTATCAGAAGAATAATTTTTAGAAATTCTAAAAATTAGTTCGGCAACCGATCTTGTTTCAAAACTTTTATTAATAGTTGTAGTTATATCCACAGGATCACTTTCAATATTAACATAGGCTAATTTATTTTGACATAATAAATCTAAATTACTTGGTAATTCAAGCTTATTAATTAATTCTAATAAAATTCCCATTCCATCTTCACTTACACAAGTTAAAGATAAAATAATTTCTCTATCACCTTGAGTTTTACTTAACTCTCCAGCATTAGGTTTTGAATAATAATCAGTTCCACCAACAAATCTAACTGACGATATTTTCATAGCAATATAATCACCGTCAGGTGTTGGTGCATTTTGATCTGACCATATAACCTTTTTACTTGTTAAGGTATTTATTACCGTTGCTAATGCTGTTTTTAATCCTACTATATTTATGCTCATACTCTAACTTGATTCAGGTGGAATACTATCATTTGTTGTCCTTTTAGCAACAAATATTTTATAGTGGTTAATAACATTATTTTTCCAAGGATATACTCTAACAACTTCAAATTCATCTCCATCTATAATAACTATATCAGCATTTACACCGTTTCCTTTTTCTATTCCGTATAATTCTGTAGAAGTAAATATTTTTTTTGTCTCTAATTCTCTTCTATTTTCAGGAAGTAATAACATTTCTGATCCTGTCATAGGTTGAACACTAGCAGTTATAGTAAATTCTGTATCAGGCCCGGAAACTTTAAAAAAACCTGCGGCATCATAATCTCCTGATGCTCTTCGTTTTACCGTCAACGTGTGTTTTCTAAAACTGCTCATTTTTTTAATATTTTAAAAGATATGCTTTTTAATAATTGCCCTGTTTCAATTAATGGATTATCAAAACCTTTATTTTTTATAGTTGACAAAGCGTTTGCAGGATCTTTGAAATCAATTATTGTTTTTTTAACTTGGTTTTTTTGATATAATCCTATTAGTTTTAATTCTCTCATTACATCAAATCTTCCTGATCTTATTAATTTCGGTATTTTTGAGAATTTTTTACTTATTTTTTTATAATTTTTATTAAAAGTACTTCTTAAAAATGATCTTTCAGGAATAACAATATTTCTATTTTTTCCAGCTTTTGTTGTTCCATATTCATTTACAATAGCTCTGATGCGAACATTTTCTCCTGATTCTTTAAAAACGCCTACAGCAACTTTTTTAGAACTTAAATCTCGAAAACCTTTTTTATAATTATTATAACCTTTATCTATTACTTTAAGTGCCACGATTCATATAAAAATTAGGAACACGAGCTTTTAATAATCTATTGTAAGAATTCAAATATTGAGTAGTGTTCATACTTACATTTGGATTATTTCCTCCACCATAGCTTCTACTTAAATCACCTTCTTTTTCTTGAGTTAAAACTCCTCTAGAATTTCCGTCTCTTGAGCTTAGCTCCAACAAATGGCAAGCATAATACGCTATAGCCAAATTATAATTATTGGTATCACTGAATAATGTAGCATCAACTTCGTTTTGAGCAATACTTATAAATCTATTTTTTTTATCTGTGGAATTATCAGCATCTATTGTTGGAGCAATATCAGCAATCCACTCAAGAGACGTAGTCATTACTTAGCAGCTTTAATTTTCTCAATTATTTGTTTAGCATTTAAGCTTTTAGTTTCAATATCTAAAGATTTAGCAATTTCTACTAAAGTTTTTTTGTCTTGAGCTTCAAGATCAATATCAGAAATATCAATTCCTTCTTCAGAATTATCTTCTTTGATTGCTTCTTCAACAACCTCTTCAGATTCTTCTTTAACTTCATCTTCGATCTTTTCTTCTTTTGGCTCTTCTTTAGGCTCAACTTTTTTAGCTTTTGCTTTAGGTTTTTTCTCTTCTTCAGCTACAATAACTAAACCAGAAGTTCCAACCATTGCTTCATACATTGGATGAGCTTTAATTAACTCAAATTCTTTATCGGTTAATTCGTTTTCACCGTCTTTTAAAACAATAGTTCCTTTAGTAGTTCTGAATCTTAGTAAACCTTTAGTTCTTTTTAAAATTTTCATAACAATTCTTATATTAGTTAATAAATCTATAAAAGCCTAGAAGACTATTGTCCTCTAGGCTAATTTGGATTATATACCGTAGCTGTAAGAAACAGAATAAGGGAAGAATACTCTAGTTCCACCACATCTTGCTTCAAGAATATTTTTTGTTGCAAGATTTTTGATTTGAGGAGCATGAGGCATTAATCTTATAGGAAGAACACCTTCTAGTTTTTCTTCTGAATTATTATAAAGAACAAAACCAGATTTAGTTCCATTTACAAAACCATTTTTAAGTTGTTGAACCCAATCTACAGTTACGCCGTATTCTTGTTCAATATATTTCAATATTGACATACCAGAATAGTTAGTAGTATCAAGAGCTTTTTTCTTAATTAAATGATAATTTGTAGCATCAAGTAACATACGAGTTGGAACTTCATTACCGTTACTTACGTTAATCATATCATTAATCGCTTCTTCAACGTCAGCAAGAATATTTGCAGCAGTTTTAGTTGACCATAATGTAGATGAACCAGATCCAGTAGCAGCTACAGCATCAATAGGAACATTAGAGTTATTAAACATTCCAGTAATACCGTATTTTGAATCACCAAAACCAAGCATTTTTTCAACTTTTTGATCTACAGCTTTTCTAGCAGCTAAAGCTTTATTGGTAATTACAGATCTACCAACATTTCCTAGCATTCTGTCTTTTCTCATATCCTGAACAGAATAGATATAAGCATCAGCTAAAGATTTAATTTTGTTAGTATACTCGTTACCGAAAACTTCGATTGTTTTAATATCATCACCAAAATCTGTGATAATATCTGCTTCACCAGTTGAATCAAGAACATCATAAGTATCTTCTTCAGCACCTTCTGGAATTGAAGTATTAATTGGTAATAATCCACCATTTAATAATTTCAACTCAGCATAAGTTGGCATAAAGATTTTTTGACGAACGAACTCAAGGTTTCTAGCAAAAAAGAAAGCTTCGTCATTTTTAACAAGACCCACTTGTTTAGCGGCATTCTCGTAAGACATAAACTCAGGAGAAGACGTATCAATCTTAATTTCCTCTCCGTTGTCTAGTTTAAATTTTTGAATAGGCATAATATTATTCTAATTTAAAGTTATTAATTACGGTTGGTTAATTTCTACTTTTGCTAAAGCAGGAGAACCAGTAGTTCCAGTAGCAGCACTTACAAATTTCGCACTAGAAACAGCAAGGTTTCCAGAAGAAGCATTTGTAAATTGACCTTGGTTAGATTCGTTTGATTTATCATTATAAACGTAAACTGAATCACCATAAGCAACAGTAGCAACAACCTCAACAAAAATAACACCTTTAGTTAGAACATTAACAGCGTCATTTATTTGGTATTTGTCATCGCCTCCGATTGTTGTTGGTTGACCATGTCTAAGAGCAGCAATACCTTCAAAAGTATCAACTGAACTGTAAACAGTAGTTGAACCTGCTTGAGAAGCACCACCTGCAACAACTACATCAGAAATAGTGATATTTGAAGCAGCATTATCGACAGTGATTAATATTTCACGTCCTGTTCCTGCAACAGCGCTAATTCCAGTTAAAGCATCAATTGCAGCAATTACAGCAGCAAAAGTTGCAGCGTGTGAAGTTGCAAAAGTAACTTGAGATATAGCAACACCATTAACATTTAAGTCAATTGTGTTTCCAGTAACAAAGTCAGCATCAAAAGTTAAAGAAGCTTTTGATTTGAATATATTCTTAACGTCAACACCAGGAGTAATTCCTTTAACAACAGCTCTACCAAATTCGATTGCTTGTTCAGCATTTCTTGTTTTGATATTACTATCTTCTAAAGTAGCTACTTGACCTTTTTGGCCAACGTCTAGATAATTTTGATATTTAGTAATAGGCATAATATTTATTATTTAGAATTATTAGAACGTTTAAGTAAGTCTCTTTGTAAATCTTCATTGCTAAGAGCAACTTCAGAATCCTCAGAATCTTTTTTGGAACCAGCAACTTTCATATTTTTGCCAAGATTAACATCTTTTTTCATGTCAATCACAGCATCAAAACGAGCGTTGATGTATTCATCACTTTTTTCATCAGCTTTAAATTCTGGTGAAAAAGCAACAATAACTTTGGTTTTAATATCTTTATCAGATAAACCAGAAAGATCCTCATCTTCTTTTAAAAATTCAGAAGCTTTCTTTTCCAAAGAAATTCTTTGTTTAACTTTAACAGCAATTTCTTCTGAATCATCTTTATTAGATAATTCATCAACTTTAGCTTTTAAAGCGTCTCTTTCGCCTTCCAAAGAATCTACTTTATTTTGTAAATCTTTTTCAGTGTTTTTAAGGTTAGAATTGTCTGTTTCAAGAGTATCAAGTCTTGAAAAGACTTCCTCTGAAACTTCATAATCTTTACCGTCTAATCTTATTTTTTTCATACTTAGATCATTATTATTGAAGTTATTAAAAACACAAATGGCTTCCTGTCCATCAAGTCTCAACCTGGCTTTATCGCCAGCTCGACCTTGATAAACAATGGCCAGATGATTCCCTTTTATGTTCGTTTGAACATAATCATATTTTTCTCCGTTGTGAACACCGTCTTTCTTAACAAGATTAACTTTATATCCATAAGAAAGACCTCGTTTACCTGAGTTTATTGCATCTATTACTTTTTTATCAGTTATCTTTAATTTGGTAAGTAAATAACTATCTTGGCGTTTTATATCTTCACCGGTAAATCCAACTGCTAATTCTTTAGCATTATCAGCATTAACCTCTTGTTGTGGATGATCGTCAGTAATAGGAAGTAATTTGAATGAGTTTATTGCATCATCTTTAAAGACTTCATCAGCAAGTCTTAGTTCTCTTTGAATAGAACCGTCAGCTTTCATATAATTAAATACACCTGTTCTAGTGGCTATAGCATATCCTTCTAAATAGCCTTCAGGTGTTTTTGTTAATTTAACTTCATCTAAGTTAAAATTATCATATCTGATTGCTTCTACAACATCAATATTATCTTTCTTAATATCGTTTGTCGAATTATTGTTATTAGGCATCAATTACTATTAATTTTAATTTTCTTATCAAGTTCAACTCTTGAAAATAAAAAAGCTTGAAA